AAATCAGCAGCTAGAAGTAAAACTCCAGCGATTGGTTTTACAATTGATTTCTTGTATTTGGATGAATTTGCACATATACCATCTAATATAATTGAACCCTACTATACTGCTGTTTTTCCAGTTGTCTCTGCAGTGGAGAATTCCAAAATTGTAATTACCTCTACTCCAAATGGTATGAATTTATTTCATAGACTATTAACAGATGCTGAGAGGGCAGATGGAGATCCACTCAAGAATAACTATAAAGCAATGCGAGTATATTGGTATCAAGTACCGGGTAGATTCGTTACTCTATATCGACTCAACAATCACAAAATGTATGAACAAGGATTGACGAAAGATTTGGTATTTGAAAAGGCAAAACATGACTTTGAGGAGATTACAAAGGTGGAAATGAAATTCCACACCGATTCTATAAAAGATGTAATCTGCGTATATAACAATGAAGTTTGTAGTGAAAAGCTTGCAAAATCTTTCAAATTAACAAATGATAAAGGCGAGGAAATACCAATTCAATCGATAGCGGAAGTTACAACTTGGAAGGAAGAAGCAATCAAGGACATCGGTGGGGAGGATGCTTTTAATCAAGAGTATGGACTTAGATTTGTAAACGCCACAAGATCTCTTCTATCCGAACACATTATAGAAAGTTTGTTATCTAACAAAAAACACTATGTTTATGAAAAAATAGACGAATTTGACAGATTGTTAAAATTTCCCTATGACGATTTGAAATGGGTAGATGATGACAGTGTATTTAGTCCGATTGATAGAAATAATGTAAGGGGAGTTATATCGGTTGATATTTCCGAAGGATTGGGCCAAGACCACTCGATAATAAATATTTTTAAAATTTCTTCAAAATCCGATGATTTAATAGAAATGCAGAAACATCAATACACACATTTATCTGATTTTTATTGTTTAGAACAAATAGGGATTTATAGAAATAATCATGTGTCCGTTAAGCAATTAGCCGAACTATTTTATTGTTTATTATTTGAGTACTTGAACCCTGATAATTTTAAGGTTGTTTTGGAATTGAATAATTACGGTAATGAATTTTTAGCCCATTTGCCCGGTTTATTTGATGGAAATAATAATTATGGTTCAAATGTATTTTTTAGATACAAACATAGAGTTGACTCCACCGAGGAAAAATTGGGTTTAAAAATAGGAGAAAATAAAAATATGTTAGTAAAGGAATATCAAGATTCGATGGATAAAAGAAACATAATAGTTACAAATGAGGAAAATATCATGGAAATAACGACATTTGTCAAACACATAACACCATCGGGAAATATTAGATACGCAGCCGACTTGGGACATGATGATACTGTGATGACGTTGGTGAATATGTCAAGTGTCTTTTCGAAGTATGAATTTAGAGAAATGGTGGAAGATTATGCTAAAAACTCACAAGAATCTCACAAAATCTCCTATTATAACCAAATTTTGAATAATAAAGATTTTACCGAAGGCACTGATTATTCGTCTTTGTTAGCTGTTAATAAAAGGAGAAGAATGAATGCGAGAATTGTACAGAATCAAATTTTCTCAAATCCTTGGAAACCTTAAGCAATCTCCATAGTAACACTCAATCCGAGGGACTTTAGTTTGGAGTACATCTTATTAATTTTTTCGTGGTCACCTCTCTTCACATCACATTTACCAGTGAAATGAACAATGTGTGCACACTGTGATGCTTGTTCGTATTCGTGGCCACAAACGTCCATTAAAGAAGTTATTACAAAATCAAATGAATTGTAATCATCATTATGTAGAATTAGGACATAGGGTTGTGTCAAAATTTCTTCAACCTGTTCACTTATTTGTTCTTTAATAATCGTAGACATCGTTTTTATACTTTTTTTCTGAGGTTATATATTTTTTATATATACAAAGATAAGTAAAATTATTGAAAAAATGCAAAATATTTTCAAATATATTTTTTTACCCCTACTTCTAATCTATCTGATATTTTTGGTCTGGAAAACTTATTTCGGAGATCCAAATGATTTGGAAAAGGAAAATTCAAAATTAAAAGAGAATAATAAAACAATTCAATTTGAAAGAGATTCTTTAAAAAAAGTTAATCATAAATTGAGACTAGAATTTGATAGTGTTTACCAAATAACCCAAAGATTAGAAGAGTCTATTAAGAAATCAAAAGCTGAATATGATTTACTAAAACAAAAATCAAAAAGAAACTTAGACTCTCTGAATAAGTGGAAAAATATTTATTATGAAAATGAAAAGAAATTAGAGGAAATTAGAAAGAATCAAAAAGAACCAACTAATCAAGAAACTTTGGATTTTTTCAAAAAATACTAACAAATTTATGAAAAAGATTTTAATTTTTTTTATTCTAATATTTTTACCACATTTGGGCATTTGCCAAAGTAGTGACTTACCAAGATATTACATTGTAAATAAAGATACTCTTGGTATGATATTATCTATGCATCAAATGAAAAGGATTAAAAATGATTTGGAATTAAAGAAAGCCTTGGAACTCACTAAACACTCTTGGGATTCAACTTTTGTTAGATGTCTGATTGTAATAGATGATAATGAAAAAATGATAAAGTCCCTTGAATTGAGGATTAGCCAAATGGATTCGTCGGACCGAGAAAAGACAGTTTTATTGGATAATTGTTTGAAACGGTTAAGCAATGATGATAGAAACGTCTTTTTATGTGATTCTCAAAGAAAAAACGACAGTCTAATGATTTCAAATTTAGGTAGACAAATTAATACATTGAAATTAGAAAAAACATTTGGTTGGTTCGGCACTGGTGGATTTCTACTCACAACAATTATCTTGGCAATCGTAATAGCAATTCATTAAAAAAATTCACAAAAATGATTTTTCAAATGTAATATATAATTTCATAATTTAAAAATTACTCATTCATATATGAATCATATTAGAAAATTTCAAACCTTTAGTAAGGACAAAAGAAGAACTGAAATAATCAAAGAAGCGGTTTTTCAAGTAAATGATATCTATAAGGTAAAGACCACTATAGATATACCACAATCATTAATCAATTCCTATGTTAAAAAAGTAAAGGATAATACTGGTAAAAACCTTAGACAGTATTTCGGTGACATGGATATTGCTGAAGAAATTGTAAAATTCATAGCTCAAACCGGATTGGATGCGGATAAATTATCCCCAACAGCTTTAGTGGGTGGGTCACAAGGAGAAGGAGAAGGGCAAGTTCAACCACAAGCTCAGACTCAAGCCCAACCTCAAGGACAAGTGCAAGTTCAGACTCAAGGCGAAGGACAGACACAAACTCAAGTAGAAGCTCAGCCACAGAGTCAAGGTCAAACACAAACTCAAGGCGAAGTTCAAGGTCAAACACAAACTCAAGGCGAAGTTCAGGGCCAGACTCAAGGTCAGGGACAGGATGAATTTGAAGAAGTACAAGGCCAAGAGGAGGAAGAAGAGGAAGAAGGTGGTGAAGAAGAATTACCAGCTTAATTTATAATATTTTGAAATCAAACACCACTATTAGTGGTGTTTTTTTCTGCCCAAAAATATATATACAGTATGCAGTATTTAAAGGTTTTCGAAAACTTTGAAAATGATATTTTGATCATAGTTGATGTTCAGAAAAGTTTTCGTAAATTTTTCACAGAAATGTACTTACACGAATTGAAAAAGTATTGTGAAAGTTTCGACACAGTTTATCAAATTTTTGATAATCACGTTGATGGCAAGGATGTTGAAGACAATTATCTATATGATGAAAGGCCGGAAATTCCAATCCACAGTGATCTTTATCACTTCCCAAATCAAAAAGATATAGTAGAAAAACGATATAGATATAATGTCGATGTTGATTTTTTCAAGAAGAAAATGGACAGTAAGACGTATAAAATTCTCAAAGAAAAAGAATTAAATGGACAAATTAAAGTTGGTGACTTTTTCAAAGTGAAAGGTGGCATTCATTTAATTTTTGTGGGCAACAATCATAAATGGTTCGAATGTCCAAAAAAACTCTGGGATTTGATAAATAAATTCAAATCAAAGAAGGTAATTTTAGTCGGTGGTGCGGATAATGAATGTCTTGAGGACATATATGTGTTATGTGAAGCAATCGGAGTAAATATCAAAAGAAATTGGAAATATATTTGGTCAGCCAACCATTGCCCTATCTAGTAATATTGCCGACTTGAGTGATGATATCAAACTCATTTATTGTCAAATTTATAAACATTTGTTGTTGATAATTGAATGGGTCTTCTACGAAAATTACATTTATATCAAAAGTAGTATTGAATATTTCTGGAATATAAAGACTTAGTTGCTCAATTATGACCTCCCGAACACTAAGTTCATCTAACGTGGTTTCGAATAATAATTCTTCTAAATTGGCCCCGAAATTTGGTTCACCCAACACTTCACCTTTATTTGTTAGTAGTATAGTGTAATATTTTTGCACTATGGTTCTAACTAAATTATCTTCGTCTACCCTGTCAATTTCGTAATATGGTAGGCCTTTATATAGGACATAAAAGTCGGTAAAATCAAAAGTCATATCATATATATTAAGAAAATCAATCTGCGAACAATTCTCTTAACTTTCCAACTATAGTCATGCCCAAAACTATTGGATCTGTTGATTTTTCCAAATGCAAAGAGTAGTCACAAACTATATAATTTGCTTTAAATAACTTTTCTGTTTCTTTTTTATTTTCGATACAATAATCAATTAGGGGTTTGCCCAGAATTTCAATCAATTCTGTTATCCTCTCAGGACCATAGTTTGTCATTAGAAAATTATATATGGTCTCATAGTCTACACTTTTAGTCATAATCATATCGATTGTCGATGAAATCAACTTTAGATTTACTTGAAAGGAATTTCCCAATGAACCCGAATGTTTGAAATTGTCCAAATCAATCAAAGTAGAACGAAAATCTGGAAAATTTTTATTAATAATCTTCACCAAATCGTTTTTTTCTATCGAAATATCCTCAGAGGGACATATTTTTTCTATAATTTTTTTATAGAATTCTCTTTTCAAGAATTTTTCTTCCTCTACTGTCGTTGCATCAAAGTTAACTTCGATACATCTTGACTTTATACCCGGTGAAATTTTATTTATGTGATTTGTAGTTAGTATAAATCTTACGTTTTTGGATGAATACTCTTCGATATAAGCTTTCAAAGCATCTTGATACTGAATTGATGTCCTATCAAATTCATCAAGAAATACAAATTTAAATCCATCCGATTCTGAATCGGTGTCTAAATCTATACCCATATACACTTTTGAGCAAAATTCATCGATTTTATTTCTAAGAGTATCAATCGACGTGTGGAATGAACTATTTATTTCAATAAAGGGTGAATTCTTAGTATATTTTCCAATTAAGATTCTAGCCAAAGTAGTTTTGCCTATACCAAAATTACCATAAAATAAATAATTTGATTGGATACCCTGTTCAAATATTTTTTTTATTCTTGGTAGTATTATTAAATCATCTAAATTTTTTGGTCTCCACCTTTCTGTGATGAGTAAATTTTTCATAGTAGATTATAGAACAATTTTATTCTTAGTTTTTGTTTTTATTTCTAAGCTCAGAAAATAGAAAGATTAATATATAATCAAACTTTTTACTGATGATAGGGCAAAGATTTAATTTTGAAGACTCATTTTTTAGGGATCTAACCGTTTCGGTTTTGGATACACTAGAAGGTGAGATAAAATGGGTTAATAAATTTAGCTCTGGAGATAGAGTTGTAAATGTTCCGTTTTATTATTCTCTGACTGGTGATGAAAGATTCCTATTAGATTCATTTTCCGATGATATAGTTTCGGACAATAGAAAGGTAGATTTAAATACCGACATAATACCTAGAGGACATCTAACTTTAACTGGATATGAGATTAGATCTGATGAATTTGCCAACCCAAATGTTTGGTTGAGAATGGTTGTTGAACACAATGATGAAATTAGAAAAGTTCTTACTAAGATAAGGGCCATTCCGATTACCGCAAAGTACACATTAACAATTCTTTTGAGTAGTGAAATTGATACTTTCAAATGTAGTCAGGCTATAATGGACACGATTTGGCTTTATAGATTTATGTACTTCGAACACAATTTCATGAATGTTGATGCTGTTATGGTTATACCGGACACTAGTGAAATTGAAATACAAAGGGAAAAAACACTGACATCCGATAATACCATCAAACTAACTTTAAGTTTCGATGTTCAAACTTATTACCCAGCTTATAGAAAACCAAGATTACCGAATACAATTTCATATCCTATACAAACACAGTATCCAAATCGTAGTGTTTCAGTGAAAATTCAAATTTCAAGAGGAAATGTAAACAACATAATTTTTACCGAATATCACAACTCAACCACCTCATCAGACGGAAAACTCCACTTAATGATTGGTGCTGGTACCAAATTTGATTTTAATTCTCAAAATTTAGTTGAACCAGAGGTGGAAATAATAGATTACCCACAGCTACCAAATTTTAAGTTTTCACATTTGATTCTAGATTCTGGTTCTCCCCTATACTCGTCAACAGTAAGTTTGAAAATCAATATATTAAAAAATACAGAAAATGGAGACTCTCTTTATTGTGAGACATTTTTGACCGATACCGATTCGAAAGGGTTTGTAAATATAGAAATTGGACTAGGGACAATAGTTGCTGGAAATCTTTTAAGGATCGATTGGAGGAATGGTATTTATTTTCTAAAGGTTGAGGTTGATATCTATGGTGGTGACAATTTTGCCCTCCTCCAAAATAAACTATTTATTGGTGAATTTTCTGGAATAAAAAAATTGGACGAATTTAGTATCCCATCAAATCCACAAATTGCAGTTGTTCAAGGAGCAGCCGTAAAGGTTTTTGCAATTTTATTAGCCATACCCGGAACAAATAATAAATCTTTTCAATGTCACTGGCCCATATTACCGCCACAAGGAATTGATGTGATGACCGGTCAGAATTTTGCCTTTGGGGTTGGTTCTTTGGAGGAAATATCATCTGGTGACCTGATGAGGGATTTGATTTCAGATGAGATTTCATTTTTATACGCCGCAACTCTAAGAGATGTGAATGACAGTATCATAGAGGCTAATTTAGGTTCGATTGTACCAAAAACTGATAATAGGAATTGGTATGTTGATTATCCAGATGGTATACTAAATCAAATTAAAATTACCAATACCACATCCCTACCAGAAACATTAGAGGTGTATTACAAGTTGGGAAAGAAAAGGCAGTCAAATCAAATGCAAAGTGGTGGAAAAATTGGTGACTTATTCGATTTATATAAAAACAGAAATGGTCTCAGAATTTCAGTAGGAATGGACCCAGAGGGTGGTGAAAATTATGATCTAATAATCACCAATCAAAGCTTCGATGTTAAGGAATTTAACCCAGATCCAAATTCAAATACCTTTGATTTTGGTACACAGGACGGTGATTTTCAAGATACAATACTCTACCCAAAGAGAACTAGATGGTATAATGATAACAAAGGTTCAAAAAGTATCACAATAATGACCAGCATGCCTGCATCGAGTAATAACCCAAATGCTGGAAAAACCAATTTACCGGGTAAATTTTTTAAATAAAAATGAAAAAATATAATTTTAAAAAAGAATATATATGAAAAGAAATAAAAAATAATAATTATTATTATGAAGAATCTCAAATTGGAGCTGTTCAACTTTAGAAAAAATCTTTCCGTCGAGGACGTACAAGTATCCTCTATTGTTGAAAGCCACATAAATGCACTAAACACTCGTTCTGAAAAAGAAGTTATTCATTCATTGAGTGAAAACTTAAAAACCTACACTTTCGATAAATCTGTTAGATTTTTATTAGAATCTTTAAACGATGATATGAAAGAATATCAATTATTGTATGAATTGAAACATTTATACAATGTTTTGGATAGTAAAAATCAAGGACAAATTTATAGACAACCTATCAATGTGTTACTACAAACAATCAATTTGGAGTCTGATCAAGATAGAATGTCTAAAATTCTCAATGAATTAGCTATCTATGACTGGGTACCTGAAATTAAATTATTTGTTCATAATTTAATCAAATCTCCAGAAAAGAAAACAAATTTGTTGTCTGGTGGAAAATCTGACAGTGTTTTCACTATTGTTGAACAAGTTGAAGATGGATATTGTTGTCTTGTTAGAGATTCTTGGTTCTTATTGACTGAAAATAATATTGAGAAAACTTTACTTGAGAATCATGTGAAGGATCAGGAAAAATTAAGATCTTTAAGAAATCTTGAAATTGGTTTACGTTATGCTTCAATTGATGAAGATAGAATTAATTTCAGAATTTCTGAAAACCTAACAATTGGATTATCAACCAAGAAAAAATCTGTTCTATTCATCAATGATGATGAAATGAACAAGGAAACTACTTTGGAAAGTTTATTTGCTTCTCCAATCATCCCAATAGTAAACAAGAATTTTTATCCGGTTTTACTTGAGACTTCAAACAATTTAAATAAATTTGTAGAAATGGATGTTGTTAAGAGAGTTTCAAACTTGATTAATCCACATTTAGAAGTTTTTGCCTTCAATTATAAAAACGCAATCTATTTATATAGATGTGATGAAAGATATGGTAATTCATTCTTCAAATATGAATCCGCTTTGGAATTAGTAAATGAAGTTAGAAATGAATTAAATTATGACCTTACTTATTTTTATGAGAGTAATTTAAGTAAGGAATTAGTTACTAAGAGAAAATTAGAGGACAAAGAAAGAGAAATTACGTTAAAATTAGAAGATGTTGAATTAAATATCCATAAAGTTGAAAATTCTATCAAAATGATTGGTGAATCAAATACACTATCAATAGCTCTTGGAAATCTTAGAAAAAGAAAGGATACATTAGAAGAAGAAATTTTAGCTGTTAGAGAATTACAATATAAAGAAAGAGAAAAAGAAAGACTCTAAGAAAATTGTTCAAAAAAAAAACCTCCCAAAAGGAGGTTTTTTCTTTTATATTCGAAACAAAAAAATTATATTAAATATAACTTTTACTCTTATTTTTATTGATTTTAAATCAAAGAAAAAATGATTTTAAAACTATTTATCTCTCTAATAAAGACCTTTACGTTGAAATAATAATTTCAAAAGCGCAAGGCAAACTAACAAACAAATCTAAATTGATGCTAGAAATTCTAGCCAAGAGAACAATCAAAAAAATGAGATATTACAATAACGATGACAGAATGGATTGTTACCAGTCTGGATTATTGGATATGTTCTCGAATTGGTATAATTTCAACGAGGAAAAATCCCACAATGCTTTTGCATATTTTACAGAAGTCTTTAAGAGAGGATTGGCAAAGGGGTTCAATGAACTCTATAAGAAAAAAGGAGATAATGAACACCAAATACGTTTGATTTCGATTGAGTCATCAAACGATGGTATGGGTTTGCATTCTATTTAATGTTCTATGTTGGGAGAAGGTATATTTTACTTGTGTTCAATTTTGTTTATTTGGGTAGAGATATTTCAAGTAAAAAATAAAAATAAAATCCAAGATATAAATTATCAAAAATCAAATCCGAAAATTTGGATTTTATTTTATTGGTTAAAAATATTTTATTTCACATGGGTGATTGCTGGATTATTTGGGACGAATCCTTTATCATGTTCTATAATTTTTGGAACTTACATTTTGAAGTATCCGATATCCGCACTTAAAAATAAACTTATAGTAGTTGGATATGATTTGATATCTATTTCTATAAGAATTATAGTATTATTGGGTTTCACATTTTTAGGTGCTGTTCTGTTATTATAATAAACTCAAAACCTTTTCTCTCACAATATTCTATCATAGCCTTCCACTTGCTAAGATTTTTATTGTACATCTTTAAAGCATATTCAAAGTTTTTTAACTGTTTTGCAGTTGGTTTATCTGGCATTCTTGGTTCAATTGTTTCTGAATAAGGTTTAACCTCAGCGACGACTCTTGAAACAGTATTATCACTCCTTTTCAACTCGTAATAGAAATCTGGATAATATCCATGTTCGGTTGTTTTATATTCTTGTGATTCATAGACCCACTCTGTTTTTGTGTAAGGAACCCTCAGATGCTCAGCTCCCCAAAAAATTATATTCTCATTTGTATCAAGATAAATCATCATTTTCTGCTCGAGTCCAGATCTATAAAACAAACCTCCTTGAGAATTTAATTTTATTATTTTATCTTTATTTTTGGGCAAATATAAACCTTGTTTATATTTTGTTGGTTGTTTTGGTGCTGAATTTATCATAGGTTTAAATATTGTTTATATATATTGTAATTATAAAAATCTGTCGATGGGAGAATTAATAGAAAGAGTAAAATTAGCTAAGTTAGTTTGGAGCGATTATCAAAAAAACTCAGACTACTTTGCTAATAAGTATCAAAAATCAGATGATGAAGTAACATCCATCTCTTTGTCAAATTTAGAAATGGGCAATTTTTATTTTTTCCACTATAAAGACTCATCAAATTGGATGAAATATTCACCAATATTTGCAGTTTCTCACAAGAAAATACAGAACATAATTGTATTATATGCAATAAATTTGAATTTTATACCAATTGATGTTAGGGCTGAGTTTTTCGATAAATTTATGGATGAGAGAACTTTTGAAAAAAACACACCTTTGAGGGTAGATTTAAAAGGAGTT